TGATCCTGCGAACTATGAAACAATTGAATGGAAGTATTTTATGAATTTCTGGAATGATGTAAAAACTGATTTAGTTCCTTATAGAAGTGAATGGGAAGTATGGATGAAAGAATATCTATTATGCGGCTCTATTGATATGGTATTCTACAGCAAGAAACTCAAAGGATACGTTATTTATGATTGGAAGCGCTCTAAAGAAATCAAAACAAAGAATGATTTTGGAAATGGATATGGCCCAGTAAAGCATTTACCAGATTCTAATTATTGGCACTATACTCTTCAATTAAATATTTACAAATATTTTTTGGAGAAATACTATGGTCTCAATGTTGTTGATTTATGTTTAGTTATTATTCATCCTGATAATAAAAATTATAGGCTTATTCGTCTAAATATTCTTGAAGAAGAAGTTGAGGATATGATTCAATGTCGCAAACGTGCGCTCGATATGAATGTTAATAAGATGATTGTATTACCTATTGATGAATGTGCGTTTATTGAGGAGGATTAGATGGTTTAAGAAATTCTGGCAAGTCTTCTAGACGAATTGAAATATCAGAGTTTTTTACAATAAATCCTGTACTATTATGACTTATAACAATTACATATATTTTTTTGATTTCTGCGTTTTTTAAACCAATCACAGATATATTATCTTCTTTTATAAAATCTTTTGTAAGAAGATTTATTTGAATAAAAGCGGCTTTCTTTAATCTATACATTTTCTTTAACATATCCAAATTAAATATTACTCTATCTGGTGTATATCCAATATCTCTACTATCTATATTTAATTCATCCAAAATATCAGTTAAATTTTTCTCTTTTGTTATTTCATAGTATTTGAGTAAATTCGTTTTTGGGTCATTTGGGTTCAAAATTGTTTTAATAGAAATCGGTAATTCAGATAATTCAGCAATATCTTCAGGACCACTGATTGCTTCTGAATTTACAGAGAACTCTTCATAAAAATGAGGTGTTTCAGATACATCTATAGACCAAGTAAATCTTAGAAAATCAGACCATTCTGTAGAATTTTCTGGTAATATATACTGGTCGCCAATGCGTATAGGTTTATCTAAGAAAACAAGTTTTGATATTTCATTTTCAAATATTTCTCTACGTTTTTCTGCGTATCTCAGTAATTCATCAAATAATTTTAACATTAAATAATTACCTAGATTAATACCTTTAAATTTATCAGCAATATGTAACTTACATTTACCTTGTGTAGTAAATACACATCTATCATTACATGTCTCTTTTGTTTGTAATTCACAATCCTTTCTTAGTAATGTATGATGTTTTGATTCAGTTGTTTCTGTAGTAAACCATGATTGAATTAATGAACCAAATAATACTATTAGTCTTTTACGTTTATCATTTAGAGATATTGTTGAATTAAATACAATTTCATCTTCAAGTCTTCTTTTTATAGATGAACCTTTTGATTCTAACCAATTTGAAAATGTTATACGTAAATGCTGATATATTTCTTCTGTTTCTCTTTCATTTAATATTTTCTTTTCTATTTCCTTATAATCTTCATCTGTTCCAAAAATAATCTCTCTATTTATCTCCCATTCGAATTCGTCAATTTCAACAACTGGAAGATTTAATTGAGATGTTTTTGCTTTTGCTACTGGAATATATAATAAATTTTTTAATTGAAGCCCAACAATGTTTTTCTCAGAATTTACTACAAGATGTGTAGGAGTGTATCCTTGATATCTTGGAAATGCGGGTAAGACATATTGTGTATAAATACGAGCAGTATCTTCAGCAGTTTCATATTCAATATCATCCCAATTTAGATATAGTTGTTTATTAATAGATGTTTCTATAATTCCGTCATCTACAATCGGTACTATAATATTTAATCGCTTTTCACTTCTATTTTCTGAACATACTATTCCAGTAATGTGATTATATGCATCTCGCAATATACCATCAAAACTAAATTTTTGTGTTTTTTGTTTTATTTTATATATGGATTTTTCTGCCGACGACAATGATATCATAGAGTCTGATTTAATGTATGATTGCGCGGTGTATATTGTTTTTGCTGGACCACTACATGCTTTTTGATATTGACCGTATATTTTCTTTGTAATATTAGGCCAACTAGCGTAATTCGCATATTGAAATACTAAACTATATGGTTGCCTAGATTCTAAACCAGTAATTAAATTATCAACATATACAATAGGTTCCCATGAACCTGAATAATGATGTAATAAGAAGGCTACATCATTATTTCCCATATATTCATTATTAAATCCGAATGGAGGGCATCGAATATTAACACGCCCATCTTCTTTGATATCAATAACAATGAAATTTATCCCTGGTCTACCTTCTTGTAATAATCTGGGATGTGCTAGTAAAGAAGCAAACTGCCTATATTCTTTTGTAGTACTATCAGATAATATATAGTTTTTGAATTTATAGAATGATTTAATTATTCTATTAATTTCTTCAGCATTTTTATCTTCTCTAAATTCTATATTTAAATTTTTATCGGCCCATACTGAAGAATTTATTATATCTTTGACTGTATATTGAGGATCATAAAATTCTAATACAGTATTACCATAATTTAAATTTACAAACAGCGACGGTGTCATAATATCTAAAATACGTTTTTTCATTTGATATGCTGAATTTCTTAAATAATATGGCGCAATTGCTGCTAAGAAACTATCATACTTATATCTATTTCTATTTTCTACACCTACACGTAAAAAACCTTTTGCATTTGGTAGTACTTTTTGAGGATTTCCTACACGTGTTATAATATTTGTTGGGTCTTGTTCAAATAGTTCATTTAATTCTTTAGGAAGAATTCCAATTTGAGGTCCATCACGATCGCCAATTTCTAGCGGTAGATATTTATCAGTAAGACCAATAATATACTTTTTATCTATCCTATATAATGTTGTACTATAATCAATTATTGGTAAACCAGATTCTAGAGTTTCTTGTATTTCATTTTCTTCATCTTCATCTTCATCTTTTTTTAGTTTCTTTTTCTTTAAAAATCCAGATTCAGTATCCTTAAATGTAATAGTACTCTGACGAACAAAACAGCATGGTAACTTTAATCCATTATGATGAGATGTCTTTTTTAGAAAATTAATCCATACATGTCTTTTATCTGATTTTGGCTTTGGGCTTCTTTGTATAATTGTTTCACCACGTCCAGGGTCTTTACGGCTTTTTACTAAAGTACCCATACAGAATGGACATGTATTTGGTGGCTTAGATATTCTTATTGAACCATCAGATTGTTTAATAGACCTTCTTAGAGTTGTTCCTTTAAAATCTTTCTTTAAAACTACAATTTCATCTCGCGTACAGAAATACTCACTACATATATAATAATTTTCTCTACGAGGATTTGAGCCACCATACTTTAAAATCGTTATAATATTATCAGGGTCGCTGCGAGGATCTACAACATCATCTTCTCCTTCAGGAAGAGGATATACTTGAAATATAATATCTTCGTCATCAGCATATTCTTCTCTCATAGCAGCATATTGGTCTTGATTTAATACCGCAGGCTGTCTCATGTCATTCGCCGCACACATCTGTACGTATGCTTTATCCGATGGATGTGTAACATCATATTCAAATAATGATTTATCTGCTTCTTTCAGTTTATTAATAAAGAATTTAGCAAGACCTTTTTCTTTTTCTTCTTCTTCTGGTCTTGGTTCTTCTTTTCTGACTCCTTCTTCAAATCGTACGCCTTGTACTTCTTTATCGACTGGAATAGTATCTTCCGCAATACTCTCTTTTATAGCCTCAATATCTTCATGCGTTACTTCTTCTTGACCGAGAAACATTAAGTCATCATCTTCAATTCCTTCATATGGTTCTTCTTGTTCTTCTTGTTCTTCTTCTTCACTATTTAATTGAGATGCTTGTTGTTCTGCTGCTGTAAATGCTTTTATTTCTTTTTGTGGAACACTTAGTAGTTCATCATCTAAACTAAATATCAATCCAAACGCAGTTAAAATTCTTTGTAAATTAACTATACTATCAACATTTGTAAAATGTAAAGTATATATTGATTTCTTCTGATGTATAGCAATATCGATGCCAGGGTTATTATAAAGAGTATATTCTTTCATTTCACCAGAAAGATTTGGCTGAACTTCGTCTTTATTTTTCCACCAATTTTCAACCTTTTGTCTAGCAGTATCCATATCTAATTGGAATTCTTCTGATACTAATTTAATCATTTCAGATACTGTTGCTTCACCTTTAAGAATCTTCTTATTTGAAAGAAGTGTTAAATATGTAGATATATTATCTTCTGTTACATAATTATCGACAAGTTTATAACGTAACATTATGAAAGGATGTTCGTTAGGAAGTGGTGTAATTTCTTGGAAAAAAGGTTTGAATAATTGTAGTCTTTTTTCAAACTGCTTTTTAGTAATAGTTACTTCTGTAGGAAGTTTTAATCCAAAAATAAAATTACCAGAACCAATTTTAGGAATTGTTTTATTTTTATTTATTATATCTATACCACTTAGTAATTCTGGTATAAAATTTTCAAAGTCCATGTAAGGCTCAACTTTTCTTACATCCTTAGGAGGCTCTATAATTAAATCGAATGAACCGTCGTCAAGAATACGAATTGTAGGATATATATATGGTAAATTTAATAATGTCGTTTTCAAAGCAATTTTACCTAATATAAAGTCACGTTCTGGAGTAGGACTTTTTTCATCACTCCATTGTTTTATTAAATTAGGATTGTATACACTAGGAATATTTAAATTTACATCTTTTAAATGTATTTTTGAAATAGGTGTAGAGCCAAATGGTATTAGACGAATATATGGACGTGTTTCATTCGCGACCATATCATAGAATAATGATTCAATTCCGTCTTCAATATCATTATCAATAAATGATAAACGTAAAAAACGTATCCCAATAAATGAAAATGGTATAATAGGATTTTCTTCTTGCAGTAATACTTGAATTTTACGTAAATATTCTGATTTTTTACTAAATAATGAATATTTAGTATTTAGTATTTTAACATCTTCTTCATTAGGATACGTTTTTCCCATTTTTAGATGAGGAAAATATGGGTAAATTCTGCCATAATATTGTTTTTCTGATATTGGCTGTACGCCTTTATATAAAGTTATTAAATCTTTATAAAAATATAAATATAAAACATTATTTTTAAGACGTTTATTTATAATTAAATTATCATATAATTGTATATCTACAATTTTTTTACTACCATCACTAGATACAAAATCAGATAATAATGGCTCTTTTTCACTAATTATAAATTCTGGTGGTGATAATTTATTTTTCCAAGAAAAATCTAATACTTCAATATACGATTTATTTTTATAGAAGATTAGTTGTCTATTGGGAGCAGCAAATGCTTCTAGATTAAATTTTTCATAAATAGCATATTTTAAATCACTCACTGTATTTATTTGGTATATATTTTCTATTTCAACTTCTTCATCATTATACATAATCTTAAATGTATCATACTGTAATGATAATAATAATTTAGGCTTTGTAATTGATTTTAATAGATTTTGGAATTGTTCTTCATATGTCGGAGATTCCATCTATTTTACCCTATATACTTACTATACTAGTTTTATCCTAATGATGCGTTGCTTCAGAATATCTAGACCCTCGGAAACCTTCTATTTTTGATGGGTCATATGTTGGCTGATCGGTAATTGACATACCACAATATTTTACAGGATGTGCTTTAAAGTCTTGTGCTTTATAAATTCCTAGTGATTCTGCTTCCTTTATTAACCACGCAAAGTTATTCCAAAAATCTTCACCATGGCCTACTGACTTTGTAATCATATGACCCATTTCGTGAATAGAAACAAACATAATTACATTTTCATCAACAAGACTTTCATCATTTGTTTCTCTCTGTCTTAAACATAAATGTACTGATTCACCTTTATTAACACTATAACTTGTTAAATCTGCGTCTGGCGTTGATTCGTAGAAACGTTTTGGGTCTGCTTCAAAATTAATAACAAGTTGTTTTACTTGAGGCTTATCAGGATATTTTTGTTCTAAATGAATTTTCAAATTTGATAATTTAATACGTATTTTTGCCATTAAATTAGCAGCCTCTTGTTTATCAGACATATCACGAACTAAATACTCCTTATTGTCAACAGTACTTCTCACATATACTGATGGGTATTGTCCGAGACCAAAGAGCTTTTTAATTCCATTAATTGGGTTGAAATTCATTTCACTAATTTATAATATATATTAATAGTATTTTTAACTATCAATATATATATTTAATTATTAATATATTTATTATGTCTAAGCAATCTCGAGGCTGCGACGATTTACATCAGGCTCAATTGTAGAGTTCTGGAATACAGACACAGGGACCTGGGGATTCGGGGGTTCAGAACGGAGTTGATAATTGGCATTGCGTAAGCTCTGACCGACAGTGTTAACACCAATTAAAGCACCAGCAGAAAGGAAGTTCTTACCCTTTAATGAGCCGTTGCCCATAGGATTTTGTTCGGCCCACACACTATTAACGTCCTTGGGTAACAGCTCGGAAGGTGTTAGCTGATCGCGAGGGTAGCAACCAGAAGGTGCATCAGCATTGCCGAAATCAGCAGGGCCGGAAGGCGAATTGGGTACAACATCAGGATTACCTTGGACCTCATCTTGACGAACACGCCCGTTAATAGCGTTTTGACCGGCTGAGGCAGAATAATTTGATGCCGCAGATAATGTGCTTTGGAACCCATCACGTTGTGGGGCTACAAATAGATTAGGCTGTAAAAACATTAGACCTATAACGACGACTCCCGCAACTAATACAAAAGTGACAACTGTTCCGAAAGAATTCTTACTACCTGCCATATTGCTTCTGTAATAATACAAGCGTATATTTTTTGAATTCTTTGATCTTAAAAATTTAGACTAATTCTCTTCATCACTTTCATTTTCTTCAGAATCAAGGGAGATATCAGAATCAGAGCCTAATTCAGTTTGAACCCCGTAGCGTCGGAAGTATTTCTCAGCCATTCTCTCAGCTTTCATTGTTGCAATCGCTGCTTTTAGTTTCGCCTGTCGAACCTTTTTCTTTTGAATTGCTCGGGAAGAAACCTCATGAACGTTTTGATCGGAAATATCAAATGGAATATCTACATTTTCAATAATGTCATTTTGTTGAATAACAATTGTTCTAGGTTCTGTCGACTCGAGGTCTTCCGAATAATCAATATGATTTGTTGTCGTAGATGTTTCATTTATTTTTACATATGTTAAACTCCATTTCATTTCAAAAGTCTTTGGTGTAATTTCAAGAGACTTAGGAACCCATGTAAATTTAAATGTATTGCCGTAGGTATATAGATTAAGTGGGACTATATCAAATGTATGAGACACCTTTTTTATGAAAATATGGGGTTTAATCGGGGATGCAAACCATGATTTACTATCTTCACTAATTTTTAGTGAAAGTGTATTAATAATTTCTTGAAATTCATTTGATGTTATATCAACTGTCCTGAAAAAAGCATCACCGGAAGTAATGCTCCGCATTTCAGTATAATTAAACATATTTGAATTAATTTCAATGGTATAGGAATTACTAGAAGGGTTCCATTGAGGCATTGTAAATATCATCTGCGATTTTATATGTATAAATCTTTAGGCAATATAATTAAATGGAATCACTAAAGAAAAATGATGTAATGAAAAATTTTATCCAAAAAGCCTTTCTTATGCTTAGCAATGATGAATCGAAAAAACATATTCAAATATACATTATAGACCCAATCTTAAATCATGTATTAGAGCGAGTATTTCCATATATTATTCTTACGACAGTATTATTTATTATATTAATTGTATGTATTATAACAATTTTTATATTTATTTATTATCATATTACAAAAATATAGTATTCGGCGTATTTTTTGATTGAATCAAATAATTTTATATAGTAATGAATAACCAAATTGTACAAAAAGAGGATATTTCCAATTTAATTCGTAATTACGTCCATTATGACAATCTAGCATCAAATTTTCAGAAGCAAACAAATAACGCAAGGATTGTACGAGACGATTTTGAAAAAAGAATAATTAATGAACTAAAAAATACTAAAATGCAAAATGCAATTATTCAAATTGTTGGAGGGAAATTAAAAGTTGTTGAAGAACGGCATACGAATCCTTTATCATTCAAAGGGTTGGAAGAATCATTACATGAATATTATAAATCTAAAAAAATTAGTGATGATACTTCTAGTATAATTAAATTTGTAAAAGAAAATAGAACCTTTGAAACAACATTAAAGTTAAAAAAGATTCCACAACTTCCTGAGCAACCTGGCCCTAAGTAAGGTCTAAAGTAAGATGAATAACATAGTATATATGATAATATGAGTAAAAATTCATTTGCTTCTTGGCAGTATGAAGATGTTAATACATTTGATTATGGAAAATTAACAATACAAAATTTATTACATATGTTTTTAGATGATGGAATTATTCCATTTATTCAAAAAAATGGTTATACATTTTTATCATCAAAAACTTTAATTGGTGATAGTCTTGCATCACTGTTATTTTATTTAGATATTGATAGACAATATATGTTTGATTCTACACGTAATGTTAATTATAAGAGTGAATTATTTAATAATTATATGTATTATCCAGAATGGGAAAATTTTTGGAAATCATGGAATAATTCTACTGACAATTTTTTTGTAGATGCAGAAATGAAAATTCAACTATTAATGTGGTCATGTATTGATATCAATAAATCAAAATCATGCCAGGATTATTTGGAAGATATTGATACTAATGAGGATGAACGTATGAAAAAACTAAAAAATATGGACCCATATTTATTAGATCAACTAAATGCTTCAAATCACTATAAATTTACAAGATTTGAAAATTCATAACATTTATATTGCTCGCCACTTACTTTCATTAAATGGTAAGAGCCCTAAATGATCGGCTTCTTTCTTAAATTCTTGTACTTTTCTATCTACAGCTAATGAAGCTACAGTCATTGGTATTTGCCCTTGCTTCATTAATACTTCTTCATCATGTTCGGATTGGGCGGGTTTTATACCATAACAGTTTACACCAAATTTGAGTTCGGGATTATCAAAGAATCCACCATTTAATCCAGCAGTTCCACAAGAATCTCTATCTTCTTCAGGGCCGGATTGAATTTTTTTGTATGTTTCTTCTTGTATAGGGTATACCGCGGTCTGTCCTTTCACCCATCCATAATTACACCAATCTGCTCCTTTCGACCACGCAGCCTTCACTTGATCGTAAGTCGCCAGCTGTGCTCCTAATGCTTTACATAATGGTTCAGCATCATAATATGTAAATTCATTTTTACTTACATTAAATACTTCAGGATTACCTGATGGTATAATCTTATCAAGAATAGATTTAGCACTAGCGGCATTATTTTGAGGAGGAACTGGTGAATCTGTTACATCTGCGTCTTCCTTCTTAGAAGCATCTACTGGTGGACTAGTAGGTTTATTAAATGCGTCACGAATTCTTTGATTTATGTTATGTATTCCTGCTAGAATTTTATCCTTATACATTACAATAACTACAATTGTTATAATAGTTATAGTCATAAATAAGAGTATCGGCCAAACCCATTTATAAGCAGAACCAGTATTTGTAGGAACATTCGCATTCTTAATATTATTATTACCTAATAAGCCAAATAAACTATTTTTATTATTACTATTAGAATTACTTGATAACGGAAGCATACTATTAATTGATTTACCCATACTATTTGCGGCAGTATTAGCTGTTTTTATAAATGAATTTGCAGCATCTGTAGCGGTGTTTGTAATATTTCTTGCAGCATTTTCATAATAATTACCAAATCTACTATTTGGCGTATTTGTGGCCATCTAATAAAGATGTTTTTTTAGTTCTTCCATTTGTTTTTGAATATGTTCTACAAAAGAAAGAACTCCAATATCTACATGAATAGAATCCGGGGCTAAAGATGGATAGGCAATCCCAAATCCATAGGCTTTTTCAATATCTATAATTTTTCCATTCGTAGAATTATATTTGCTTATATCAAAATTTGCTTTTATTTTTTGCGCTTCAAACCCTATACTATATATTACCCAATCAGCTTCTTTTGATGCTTTAATAACTTTATCAATCTCATTTATATTTAGTAATCTTAGATTAGTATATTCATTATTTAATATATGTAATGCTATACGCTCTGCTTCTTCTTTTATTCCATCGTATTCTCCGTCCTTCGCAAATAAAAAAGGGACTTTACTTTTATGTATAGCCGTTGTTTGAATATTTAATTTATGGAGATTCTCTAAAATTAAAGTACCACTATGCGATGTTCCAAAAAGAATTATCTTGTCATTTGGCTTTACATATTGTTTTAGAATTTCTGGATTTAACGCTATATTTAATGGTATTATAGGTATATCACATGATAGTTTCTTCGGTGAAGAACCTTGGCAACATAGTATAGCTCTTGAGTTAATAGTGTCACCATTTTCTGTTTCCAAAGTATAATCTATGTTGTAATTTATATTTATAACTTTTGTTTCATATTTATCAACTTGTGTTAAAAGGGTTTTTGTAAAATCTTTTATAATATTTGTTAAAACATACAGTGGTGTAATTTTAGTAGGATCATACATTGAATATTCTTCCGGAATAGTATATTCTGGTTTTATACTTTGTAAAGATGTAATAAGTTTTGATAATGGTGTATTACTTACTACATTACCATACTCACGCATAAGAGCGCCACCATCATAGTATGGGTCAATCACACATACTTTGCTCAAGTCAAAGTTGTACTGTTGGAGAATAGCCAGAGCTAACATTCCAGTTATTCCATATCCAATAATTGCTATATCATACATTCTCTAATCATATGGATGATAATCTCCTTGTAATAAGCGCGATCTTGGTAAAATGCCTTTAAAAATGTAGTTTCTAAAGTTTTCTGACGGGCCAGATCTAAATGCTGCTACTGCTGGTATCAATGTGGTATTTTGCTGTAGCCATGTAAATGCGGCGGATGATGCTGCTGCTGCTTTTGTGGCATTTACTGTATTATCCGCATTTAAAAGTGGTGTATTTGCTGGATTATTCATCCAAGCCATGCAATACAGAATAAAGTCAGAAACACTATCGCGGGCATGTACTTTTTTAAATGAATCAATATTATTTATTGTTATTCCGTTATTCTGTAATCGTGTCAATAGAATATCGATTACATTATTATAAAATAATAATTGCTCAGAATTAATATTTGTAACAGCATCTACTGCTTCTTTTTTGTAACAACTATATGGTAATAAACCAGTAATTAATGGTGTTGTTGACTTAATCCAGCATACATAAAAATTTACAAAAGGCGTTACCTTATCCATAGTTAATGGGGTATTTGTAGTTTGCCAAAGTGATACATCATTTTCTAATTTAGTTTTAATATCCAAATTATTAGAATCTATAAAGTAATTATTATAATTAGTATAATTTACACCTAAACTTGCTAAACTAGTAAATAATGGGACTTCTGCTTGGTTCATAAAGTTATTTATCGATAATACAGAAGATGTAATTCTAGCAACTTGGTAATACTTTATATTATTTAATCTTATTGGACCAGATTGAATATCGCAAGTCATATATAGTTTAAGCGACATTGTTGGGTTAATTGTTTCACTATAAAATACTAATCCGTTTACTAAATATGTTAGCTGATTGTTAATAATATATATAGAAAATGTGGTTGGTGTTGAATATCTAGAAGTTAAACTATTATTATTGATTATAGTATAATTAGTGGAATTGTCTGAATTATATGTAAATCTAAAGGCATATACTAATGAGTTATCACTATTTGTTAGGCCAGCAATAATAGTATCATTAACATTAGAAGTAAGTAAATCTTGAATATTGAATTGTAAATAAGTATTGTTCGCAGAACTATTATATTGTTCTTGTGATACAACAGATTGGTTTGTACCTGTAAATCCTACCGTACTACTATTAATTACATTATCACCTTGAATACTTACAGATTCTGTCCCTAGCGGTATAGGAAGAGAAGAGATACCATTTGTACCATCTCTACCATTTCTACCATTTGAGCCAGGCGACCCTTGTAGCCCTTGTAGCCCTTGTAACCCTTGTAGCCCTTGTAGCCCTTGTAGCCCTTGTAGCCCTTGCAGTCCTTGTAACCCTTGTGGCCCTTCTGGCCCTTCTGGCCCTTGTAATCCTTGTAATCCTTGTAATCCTTGTAATCCTTGTAGTCCTTGTAGTCCTTGTGGTCCTTGTGGTCCTTGAGCCCCATTTGAGCCACTACCACTATTCGAGCCAGGCAGTCCTTGTATTCCTTGTATTCCTTGTATTCCTTGTGGTCCTTGTGGTCCTTGTGGTCCATTAGAACCATCGTACCCTCTTGGTCCTTGTAGTCCATTAGAGCCAGCCGGTCCTTGTATTCCATGTATTCCTTGTAATCCATTAGAGCCAGGAACTCCTTGTAATCCATTAGAGCCAGGAACTCCTTGTAATCCATTAGTGCCAGGAGGTCCTTGTAATCCATTAGTGCCAGGAGGTCCTTGTAATCCATTAGAGCCAGTATAACCTCGTGGTCCTTGTGGTCCAGTAGGTCCAGTAGGTCCAGT